AGAGGAGTTCCTTCCGGCAAAGTAATTTGTAACAGCAAGGAGTAGAGCAAGCAGGCTAATAGAAACCGCAGCAAGAGCCTTGACATGGGCCTCCCTCTCTGAACGGCTTGCGCCTTCCGGCGGCTTTCTGAAACTCATTGCTGTACCTTGTCGAGTAAGTAGTAGCCCACCGCAATCAGGGCGGTTGCCACGAAGGCAATACCTGCGCCGTACTTCACATTCAGCATGAACTCCTGCTGCCGCAGGCGGTGCTCACGCTCCTTCTTCTCGCGCTCCTTCTTCAGCCGGATGCGCTCCATGATCATCTCGTTGTAGACGCTCTCACCGTAGTGAGCGACGATCAGAATCTTGAGTTCGTACTCTTGCTTGATCAGCGCCTGCTTGTGCATCGTGATCTGCAAGGCTTCCTGCTCAACGCTGTCGTCGTGCAACAGCCGCTTGAAGACCGAGGGCTTCTTGTTGGCTTTCTCGTTGGCTAGGCGATTGAAGTCCCCGAAGGCTCCGTACCATTTACCGATCTGACCGGCAACGTCCTGTATCTCGCGGCCCGTAGCGACGAGTTTCTTAACGGCACCAAAGGCAGCGTTTGCTGCCGATACTGCTGCGAGGATGCCGGTGATGGGTTCCATACACTACTTGTTCCCCTTGGCAATACGCTCGCGTTCTTCAAGCAGCCTGACCTTGACCTGAAGGTCGTTGATGTGCGTCATCAATTGCTCTTTCAGGATCGCCCTGCGCTCTGCGCTGATAGGACTGTCAGTCGGCACGCCTTCCTTGGTGATGAGCGCGGGCATCTGCCCCTCGATCTTGGTCAGACGCTCAGAAAAGGATGCCACTTGACCGAGTAGCCAAGCGAGCGCAGCCACCACGATGGGGATGACTGCCTTGAGTACGTCTGACCATGCCATGATTTACTCCGTGATCACCACCGTGTCGGTGTCCTCAAAGAACATCATGCGCCCACGGCACGCGATGTTGTAGTCCTGCCCGTTCTCATCTAACTCTGTCCATGACCGGGTTTCGATCCTGACGTGCTTGGCGAGAATCTCCCGCCCGTCCTCAAACACCCGCCAGACATGGAGCATGGAGCCACGACCCGGTTGTCCTCGTGACTTGTTGAACCGGATCGTGTACTTGTTCACTCAGGGCGAACCGGCCACTGAATGTTGTCGGGAAAGCCTGCCTGAAGACGAATCTCACGCAAAGCGCGGCGATACTCATACCAACCCACTCGGGTTCCCGGATTCATGGGCACATCTGGCAGCACAGACCAGTCGGACTCGGCCAACATCTTCTTGGCGCGATCCCATGCGAGTTCAGCAGCAGACGAAGTGGCGGGCCCGGGAGGCGCATCGCCAACCTGAACCCAACCCATGTCGTTGTAGGACTCGCCCAACCACGACAGATCACCGATCTGGTCGATGAAGCCGTGAAGGCCAAAGATCGGCCCCCAGTTTTCAGGCAGCGGCTGCGGCTCGCTTAGTGCGCTTCCGTCCGACAGTTTTTTGAGTTGCCAAAGTTTGCTCATTTTCACTCCTTGCCATCAAGGCGGGTTGAAGTCCGGGCTGCTGCTCGGGCGCAGGAAGTACCCGCCCTTTATTTTGCAGCGGAGCCATGTCATTTGGATGCGGGGGATGCCCTACGCCGGGAAGGTGCTGAGGCCCACGATAATGCGCGAGTTCTTCTTCTGTGTACTTCCAATCGCGCCAACTTGCAAAATCACGGCGTGGTTGGATGTGAATGTGGCAACCAATACTAGCGGCGAGTTGATGAATTATCTCCGTCACCTCAACAGGCTGAAGAATTACATAAGTGCTTGTGCCGTCCATGCGCCGCATAGACACTTCCACGGTGCCGCCAAAACAAGTACCAACAGTTAGTGACCGAGCGCGTGCTTGAGCCTCAGAAAAAGCCTGCGCCTGAAGTTTTTTCTCGTTCATTGCGGGTTCCAAGACACAACAATTTGACCATTAACAGTTAAAGGATATGAAGCGCCGGGGGTTACAGCAGCACAGTTAAAAGATGTTGGGTTTGCTGCCGAACCGGGATTGCCAGCGCCACCAGAATTCCCTCCGCCGCCACTGCCGCCGGGATTGCCTGAAGAGCCTAGATTTCCTCTGCCGCCTCCGCCGCCTCCGCCGCCTCCGGTAGACCCATAGGAGAAACACCGCCCCCCGCCTCCGCCGCCTCCGGCTCGTGGAAACGAAAAGTTTGAAGAACATCCTGGGCTGTTTGTATTTCCTCCTTTACCACCTCCGCAGGTTCCGCCGCTCCCACCAGAGGTGTTGTTCGCTGAAGCACCGTTATTTACCGTCCCTGCCCCGCCACCCCCTCCACCGCCAAATATGCCAGGACTGATAAATCCTTGGTAGCCACTTCCTCCGCCGTTACCACCAGCACCAGGATTACCAAAATTAGCAAAAGGGCCGCAAGGACAGTAATTGGCACCAGTCCCAGTACCACCTCCTGATCCACCAGTTCCTCCTGATCCACCAGACCCACCGGCTCCAGCATTTCCCGCAGCCCCTCCATTACCCGCCGCTCCACCATTACCACCAGCGCCTCCAGGGAAAGTTCTACAAAAACCCGTAGACGAAGCGCCCGTTGAACCAGCATTGCCTGCACTACCAGGATTCCCCGCAGTACCTGAACTTCCTGGGTTACCGGAAGCGCCAGAGGAACCAGTATTTCCGGGGTTTGTAACAAAAGGCGATCCAGGCGTAGATTGTCCGCCATTGCCCCCACCTCCGGGGGCGGCGTTTCCTCCTGACTGTGCAGGGCAGAACTCTTGCTGAAAAGGGCAAAGAGAATTAATTACCCTTCCACCGCCGCCGCCGCCACCTCCACCGCCAAATCCAGCACTACCAGAATTTCCTATCGTTCCTGAATTGCCAGGGTTCCCTGGAGTGCCGGAATTGCCTGCGTTACCAGTTGCCCCTCGCCCAACCAAATTAATTCTGGTAACGCCAACAGGGACGGTAAATGTCCCTGGCGAATTAAAAGTTTGCGATCCACCGGGAACAATAGACTTCCCGCCAAACAGCGCAACTTTAGGGGTTCCTGCTGGCATTATTGGCTCCTTGCGCTTGAATCAAACCCGTACGCAGGCCGCTTATCTTTTGCGTGCTCTGCATTTGGGCCTTCTTTATCCACATAGTGCAGCATAAACTGCACGTTTAATTGCCCTTCCCCAAGCGGCTGGCGCCAGTGCATAACATCGCAGCCCATATAGATTACAGCATCTCCGGGGTTGAGGGTATGTTTTTCAGGATCGTTTTGGCCGTATTGAGTATAAATCGGAGAAAATTCACCTTTGGTGGCGACATTGACCGTTACACTAATTTCGCAGGCAGGGCGGTCTATATGTGGAAAAAGGCTTTCCCCTGTCTGGTATATGCGCGAGTATGAGTAAGTTGGAATCAATGACTTACCCGTAGCATCTTCGACTGTTTCCTTACTTGCCTGAAGAAGAACTTCAATCAACGGGTCAGCATAGTATGCAAATCGAGAAGTTGGGTCGCCCTTTTTAGAAATCTCAACCCATTCGCCACGACGAATTTTGTTCTCAAAATACTGAGAAACTACAGCAATAGTTTGCTCATCAATAAAGTTTTTGACGAGCACGCAGCCGTGTTTCTCAAAGCGTTCTGCGTCAGTCATAATAAAACCACCCTGTTACAATATATTTCGACTGATTGCCAAGCACAGTATTACCGCGATGTGTGTGCGTATATGCTGCGGGCCAAACAATCATAGTATTGGCTTCTGGACGCAACCGAAGACGTTGATACAGAAACTCAGTTTCTCCGCCGTCCTGTTCGCCAAGGTCATTCAAGTACAGCATATACACCAGAACACGCTCTGCATGCTCCTTATTTCCCTGCTCGGCGTGCCAGACATGGTATCCGCCGCCAGAATCGGTGCGCTGCATCTTCATGGCTGTGGCGCGAATGTTTCCGTCTTTTAGAGATGAAAACTCATCTGTGTACTGGTCATAACATTGTTGAAGACCATCGAAGAACACGCGGGTGGCCGGAACTCCGTTGAAATCCGCCGCCGTGTGGACACCAAAATTTAGACCCAACTGCATATCGTTTTTGCGATGCTTGAGCGCGCCTTCGCCGCGTTGACGATTGGTGCCCGCACCAGACTCCACCAGACGGTCAAACTCTTTAATCAGGTGTTGGCAATACCCCTCCGGGTACACATCCCGATAAACAGCGATGAAGTCTTTGTATTCGGCGTTCATCGGAATGCAGGCCCAGATACCCAAGCCACGAGGGATTGGCGGTTACCGCTTGTCACGGGGGTTACTTGGTGGAGTACATACGAAGGGAATACTGCCACCAGACCCCGCTGCTTGCGGACGTTTTGCGGCTGACCAGAAGTAAGCACTTGGAGGTTTCCCCCCTCGTACTGGCTCGGGTCGGTCAGTTGAAGTACCAAACTGAGTTTCCGGCTTGGAGACACCCTGCCCCCGTAATCCACGTGCCATCCGTACATCCCGTGTTCTGATTGATCGTAGTTTGTCAACTGCAAGGATTCGCCAAACCCCGTCAGGTCAAACCGATAGTACTGAGCGTTGAGCGAAGACGCAATATGGCCTAATTTTTGAAACACCCAAGCGGTATCTGGAGTCTTCTCCAGCCAAGAAACCTGCGACCGCCGTATCTGTTTCAGCGTTTCTTCATCGGTGCTGCCACCGCCCACCTGCGCTCTATGCTCTGCCTTAACTGCCTGCTCTTGGAGCCAGTTTAATTCTTGCTCCGTAAAGCCTCCCTCCCACCAGACAAAAGGTTCTGTGTAAGTGGCGTAAGGCGTTAGCACGTGCTGCAAGGGCGCTCCTTGTGGGACACGATGAAATGAATGCACCGCGTCGGGGTGTCGGCGTTGCTGCCGGTCAGTTGGTGCTGCATCCACGAGTTGGCGAACATCACGGTTCCGGGCACCATGTTGTTGAAGTGGATGTTGTTGGTGGCGTTGCTGACCTCTTCGCCCTGCACGAAGTCCAGTTCGATCATGGACTTGTTCATGCGGGTGTCGTGGTAGATCGGGTACGCCCCACCCTGCGGGGTTTCGAGGAAGAACCAACCGCACATCTGGCTGTTCTTGTGGACATGCACGTTGGTGCCCGTCCCTCGATTGACCTCCTGAGCCCAGAGGCCGGAGAGATAGAAGTCGTACTTGTCTACCGCGTAACCCTGACCACGGAGCAGGTCTACAACTGACAGCAGAAGGTAGTCTGCCACTTCCCTGAAGGCAGGATCGTGCGCGAGATAGGCGGACTGAGACATCGGCCACTCGGGCTTGCGAACTTGATCCAAGTATTGGATGCATGTCGGCAAAACCTTCTCAGCCAAGTCGGGCCGCTCATCTCGGTAGACGATAGCCGGGAAGTAGGCAAACCCCTCCATCAGGCGTCGATGTGCGCCTCAAGGGCAGCAGCAAACGCCGTAATGTCAGCAGCCGTCACATCACGAGCGTCCACAGGCTTGCTGCGTGCGTTCTCGATCAGGGTTTCCTTAGCCAGACGCACGGCTTCCAACTTGGCACGCTTGGCTTCTGCTGCGGCTTGAGCAGCCTGGGCAGCAGATTGGGCTTGCACAATTGCTAGATTGTTCTGATGACGCGCTTGCTCCATAGCCAGTTCATGGGCGCGACGGCCAGCGTCGATTGCCTCTTGCAAATCAACTTGCGCTTGCTGTTCGGGGGTCAAAGCCATTTTTTGCTCCTATTAAGCCTTCATGTCCTTCATGGCGATATTGCCGTACCACGTCGTTCCTCCGTTCGGGGTGAAGAAAACCCAAACATCGACGGCGTTCGCCGTGGTTGTACGAGACAGGGACGCTGCCCCGCCAGGGAAAACAAAACTACCGCCAGCCCAAGCCACAGTTCTACCGGCAGTACCGTCGTTCGTCAAGATCAACGTGAACGAAGACGAGCCCGTGGCAATGGGGTTGGACAGCGTGAATGTGCAGTTGCCAGTCAGCGTGGCTGTAAACACATTGGCGTTTAACAGATTGATGGTCGTGGCCGTCCCGGTGTTACCCAGGGCAGAGACCGTATCCGCGTAAGCCACCGGGCGGGTAAAGCCTGCGGAAGTGATCCGCAGTTCCTCAACACCGTTTACAGCAAAGGCCAGTTCGTTTGCCGCCGGGAAGAAGATGCCGGTATCGAGGTCATCAGACTTGGTGATGACCGGGGCTGCTGCCGTTCCTGCGGACGATGCGGCGATTTGACCACCCGACGTAATCCGTGCGCGTTCAACAAGAGCCGTTTCAGAACTATCGTTGTTAGTTAAAAAAGTTAAAGAGCCACCCCAATTGCTACCAGTTCTTGGTGATGCAATACGCCCTGTAACCCAAGTTGAATAAGTGCCTTGGTCTTGACCAAAATCAATACCTGTTCCACTATTAGAGTCATACCCGCCAACAGTTGCAATTTTAATTGCGGGAACAATAGTTCCAGAAGAATAGGCAACAGCAACATTAAGTCTTCTGCCGGGACTTGTAGTACCAACACCCAAGTTACCCGACGCATCCAGCGTCATCGACTGGGTGCCGTTGGTGCTAAACCCGAGGGTGTTGGAGGCGGGCAGGAATACGCCGTTGCCGGTGGCGGTGCCGCCGGTCGGAATGAACTTGGTAGCGGACGATGTGCCCGTGGTCGCAAAGTTGGTGCCGTCAAACGTCAGCCCCACCGACTGCCCGATGGCGCTCGTAGACGATGCGTAGAAGATTTGGTTGGCTGTAAACGTCGTCAGCCCCGTGCCGCCGTTCGTGGTGGCGAGGGTTCCGCCAAGAGTGACTGCGCCGGAAGTGGCGGAGTTGGGCGTGAAGCCCGTGGTGCCTGCGCTGAAGGTCGTCACGCCATCAGCCGTGCTAGACGCTACCTTCACATAGTCGCTGCCGTTCCAGGCAACGATGGCGCTCTCTCCAGTCACCAAGGTCACGCCTGTCGTCGGGCCTGCGCCTACGATCTTGACGGATTGACTGGTGGATGTGGCATTGATGATCAGGTACTGACGGCTTGAGGCCGGAGCAGTGATCGTCAGCAGACCTGCCGGGTTGCCCGTGCAGTTGATCACCGCGTACTGGGCAGAGCCAGAAGAGCCCGAGCCAACCTGCGTCAGCGTGGAGCCGTTGGTAACCGTGAGCGTTACCGCTGTCTGAGAACCGCTGATGGTCTGCGTACCTGCGGCAGCAGCATCTACATACTGAGTGATGTAGTCGTTGACCGTGTCGCCCCAGGTGCCGGACAGTTCGCCCGTAACAGGCAGAGCCAGACCAAGGAGGGAGGTGTATGAGGTGGGCATCTAATGCTCCTACGGTGTGGTGTCTACAGGCGTCCAACTAGACGACTGTACGTTGGTGATATTCTGCCAATTAGCAGTCTGGGTGTCATCAATGACTTCCCAGTATCTGCGGCCCGTGATCTGATCCGTGGCCGTTGCAGTTTCTTGAATGGCTGCAAAAAACCGTGCTTCCGCAGAAATTGCGTCTGCACCCGTCGCGGTTTCAGTAACCGCGCTCTGGATGTCGTGGTTTGTACTGACCTGATCCGCGCCGGTGGCAGTCTCAGCCACCGACCCTTGGATTTCTTGGCTTGCACTGATGCTGTCTGCACCAGAAGCCGTCTCTGCTACGTCGCTGTAGAAGGCAAACGCTGATGCCGTTTCATCTGCCCCGGATGCGGTTTCACTGACCGCCGCGCTGGGGTTAAACAGGGCAAGGACTTGATCCAGACCGGAGGCAGTCTCGCTTACAGCGACCCCATACTCTGGGGATGCGCTGACCTGATCCGCCCCGCTTGTTGTCTCGTTTACAGCAGCGCCAAACTCGGCAAGAGCCGAGATGCTGTCCGCGCCGGAAGCAGTTTCAGCAACCGCCGCACCGTGAGACTGAAGGGCGGAAGTCTGGTCTGCTCCTGTTGCGCTCTCTGCAACGTCAGGGTTAAACGCGCCAAGAGCCTCAATGGAGTCTGCGCCCGCAGCAGTCTCAGCAACCGCTACCCCGTATTCAGGAGATGAACTGATTTGATCCGCAGCGGATGCGGACTCTGCTACAGCCCTGTCGTAAGCATTCGCGCCGAGGATGGAGTCAGCGCCAGTGGCCGTGTCCGCAAGAGCACGGTCATAGACTGACGCGCCCCAACCGGCTTGGCCCCAGGTACCTGAACCCCATCCGCCTTCGGCCACGGATCATCCTTTAGGCGGACAGGCTGAAGGTGTACGTCACATTCAGAATGTCGCCAGAAACCACCGAACGATCACCAGGGGACTGGAAGTCAGCCGCTGAGAACAGCGTGCCAGTCGTGCCGCCCTTGGTATTGTTGGAGGTCAGGAATGCGCCGCCCACTGTGGTCGTGCCGTTGATCGTGAACACGGCCTTGCTTGCGGTGTTGGTCACCACAGAAGGATTGGCGTTCGTCGCAGCAGCAAGCGTGGCGGTTGGACGGTTGGCTTCGCTGTAGTCGGTCACTTCAGTCCAGCCGCCATGCGAAGACATGGTGTCGCCCGCAGCAGGGTTGTTGGAAGAAGCCGCGCCATACAGACCCAGATACCAAGTGGTGATCTGAGAAGTCGAGGTCAGGGCAGAGCCTGCCATGTACTGAAGACCGACGTTGACCACGAGGTTGGGCGTCTCAGCAACCCACTTGAGATTGCCGTCCTTGTCGTAGCACTCAACGGTGTACTTGCCCGTGGCCTTCGCGCCCTCGGACGATCCGGTGTTTGCAATCAGCCCACCGCCAACGGTGTCAGTTGCCTTGGCCTTTTCGATGCTCATTTGATGCTCCTATGCAATGCGGATGATCGCGTTGGTGCTGTCCGCAACGGGGAACTGCACCTGAAAAGACGTGACAGCGGTTTTATCGCCGCCAAAGTCCAACACACAGACGGTCGGATTCCCGCCGCCAACTTTATAAATCAGTGCACCACGGCAAGTGAACGATGCCGGGTTCCATGTAGCGTTGGCAAACGACAGATACGCAATCGTGTTGTTGGGGTTGGTTCCCGTCGTTGGTGCCACAGACACCGTAATAACTTCACCACCCGTGGTGTAACCGCCACCAGCCGGGACTTCGCTTGCCGTTGTGTACGCAGACGTGGTCGGGCCGATGGTCGCCCCACCTGTGTAGAGCGCCATCTTGAACGTGTCAGTGCTGAAGTTGAACTGGCCCGAGGCCAAGCCCACCTTGAACTGATTGGTCGCGCCTTGCTCGATGGGCATTACTTGACCCCGTTATTCTGCGGCAGCGGAGCCAAACGAGCCTGACCACTGCGGTATGCATCGCTGCGCTCCAGACCATCACCCAGACGCTTGGCCAGTTGCAGGGCTTCCATGTACTTCTGGTTGTACAGCGCGAGCATGTCCTGCTCACCCTTCATGTAGGTGTAGGCTTCGACGAGCGAGCCGTACAGCAGCACCGTGTCAAAGTTATCACCCAACCAAGTCTGGCCGTTTGCAGCCACCGTGATTGACTCGGGGTAGTAGAAGTAGTGAAGCTCGATCTCGTACGACGCGTCGGGCGTGGGGCCAAGAATGAAGGTCAGTTCATCCTCGTTGTCTGAACGCGGCCCAAACAAAGCGTAGTACCGGGGGATCGCCTTATCCGTGTTCGGGTTTGGGTAAGCCTGCCGGATGAAGTTCACGTCTTTGTTCAGCAAGTACTCATACGACCCCGTGGCATCAATTGCTGCCATCGAGTACACCGCCAAAAAGTCTGACGGGCACTGAAGGTACTTGTTGTTTGTCGTCGTAAACCCAGTGACGTTCTTGCGAAGCGAAGGGAACTGAACGGAGTTGAAAATGCGCTGCTCAGCTTGTTGGACGAAAACGGGTATCTGAGCAACGAAATCGCTGCTCGGGTTTTCGGTGTACGCCTGGATGGCGTTGCTGAGTTGCGTGTAGTTCACGCCATCGGTCCCCTGGCCATCGTGCCCTTGGTGGCGCAGCCAGTACCACGGATTTTGATACCCGAAGTCTTGGTCGGCTTGTACTCGTTGGAGTGCATGTTGGCCACGGACACGTCCATGCGCAGCGCCTTCTTGATGTCGTCAGCGCCAACAACCGGTGTGGCCACCGGCTTGGGAGTCTTGTAGGTTGCCATGTCAAACACCTTTCTGCTTGCGGCCAGGGTTCATCTGGTTGGCGACCTTGGCCAGACCACGACCCATCTTGAGCATGTCGCTGTTGGTTTTGCCACCAGCACGCATCTTTTTAGCGTGCATGCGCTGCTCGTGCGCCTTGACTTCGGCCTTGGCCACTTTCTTCATCGCATCCATTTTTCGCTCCTATGCCGTCACAACTGTGACTGTACCAATTTGAACCGTTAATACCAAGTAGTTGGGCGTGAGCCCAGCATCGGGGCCGCGAGAACCACCAACCGGATTCCATCCCCACTGGAAGTCCCGACTGCCTTCACTTGGGAACCCCACCGCTTCCTGCGTGGTTGCCGTCGTGTCCACAATCTGCAGCCCCGTATTTCCTGACTGCACGTAACTCAGATCAGGACGCGGGTTGCGCAAGCCTTGCGGGTCATCGACCGGGTACATGCCCAACTGCAACTGCGGTTGGTCGGGGTCCCAGCAGACCGGGCAGACCAAGAGGTTGTAGGTCTTGGTCTTAACAACTTCCTTGCGCAGTTGCGTGAGCTTGAACCGAAAGTCGCAGCGGTCACACTGCGCAATCGCATTCTTGCCTGACGCAAACCGGTTGCCCATTTAGGTGCCGCTCCCGATGTACATCTGCCGGGGCACGAACCGCACCGCTGCCTTCTCTTGATCCTCGCCTGCAGCAGTCTGCCAAGCCTCGTCGTACTGGGCCTTGAGAATCTCAAGACGGCTCAACCCATCAGGCACCTTCAGCGCAATGTAGTACGCCAGACCGGCCACGAGGCAGGGCAAGAAGCGGAACGGCACATCCATCGTCTTGACGCCACCACCGGCGTCCTGCAGGCGACGCAGGCGCCAGTACACAAACTGGTAGGTCGTGCCCGGATTGGGCGTTGGCCACACCGTGATGCTGTTCTTCTGCGACAGGATGATGGCTGCACCAGAGTTATGGCCTGCAGCGGTCGTACCGGCTTGGCCACGGGCGCAGTTCAGCAGCAACGCCGGGTTGCCGCCACTAGCAGGCTGCACCTCGTTGAACGCAATCAGTTCGTTGTCGATCTTGATGAAGCCTGCGTTGGGTACACCGGCAAGCGAAGTGATTGGGATCGACGTGGTGTCGGCCAATATGGTGGCCTGCAGCGTCCCGGCAAGCACAGAGTCCTGGCCCGACAGCTTCTGAATCCAGACCTGAATGGGTCGGCCCGTGATCAGTTTGTTGGGGATGGTGGCGTAGGTGCTGACGCTGATCCGGGTGATGGTCAGGTCAGCTTGGTTGTTGGGGACGTTGGCGTTGGTGCGGATGACGTGGTCGAGCAAATCCACCGTGTCGTCCGGCAGCGCGTAGGTCGGCTGACCAGTGGCCAGGGTGATGACGTTCTGCTCGAACGTCCACATGTTGACGCCCCGGTTGCCCCAGTCGGCAAACAACAGATTCAGGCTGCGACGGGCCGTGCGCAAGTCATAGCCGGTGCGCATCTCGCCACCGGCACGCTCGAAGGCTTCCTCGACGATCTCATTGAGGTCGAGGTCAAACGCAGCTACGCCTGAAGTTGTCATCTGAATCTCGCGGTCTTCTTAGCGATGGCCTTGGGTTGCGCTACGAACTGCTTGCCGGAGGCTTTGCCTGCTCGTTTTGCTCGGGTTGAGGCGGCGTACTCTTGGGGCGAAAGAGCTTTGATCGCAGCTTCTGGAAGGTATCGCTCACCAGTTTTACTAGACGGTTTACCACTTTTGGTTCTCCACTTCTGGTCAGTCCAGTCCTTCAGAGACTGCTGAGGCTTTTTCATTTGCCCAACTTTTTCAAAGTCTGAGCAAACCGTGCCCGCTGACCCAACTTACCCGGAGCCTTAGCAGCCTTGGCAAGCGTCTTGGCCGGAATAGTCTTGCCTTCCTTAACGCCAAGCGACTTGCGCAGGGCACCGGGCTTTTTGATGGCTTCTTGGATGAACTTGCCACCCTTGGCCATGCCACCCTTCTTCGCGGCTTCAACACCACGACCCTTGAGGATGTCAGCCTGGGTAACCTTGCCGTCGCCGGTCAGATCAGGAAATTTACTAGCCACGGTAACCTCCGCCCTTAGCCTTGTACTGCTTGGCCAGAAGCTGCGCCTTGCGGGCGCTCCACTGACCTGCCGCCGTGCCCTGCGTAGCCTGCCCTTTGATCTTCTCGAAGAGCGACTTGCGCATACCGGGCTTGGTGTAGTTGCCCGCCTCGTTGACCTTGGACTTGGTGGTCCCGCCTTCGGCGTACATGTCAACGTCGTTCGGGTCATCCTTGCGTCGGATGACCTTCTTCTTGGGCATCTTGGAGGGGGCGATTGCCCCCATCCCCCGGCTGGGCATCATGTCAGCAGGTCTTTCCGCCGCGCTTCATGCCCAGGGGCTTCGATGCAGCCATCTTGACCATCGTGCCCTTGGTCTTGCCCTTGGTGGCCATGCCATCGCGGCTAGGTGCAGCGGTCTTGACGGTACCCATCTTGGCAGTCGTGATGCCGCCGCCAGCCATTTTCTTCATGCCCTTCATTTCGGATTCCTCATGTTTGATCATTGACTTAGGAGCACCGGCCTTTTTCATGAAGCCGATTTCCTTCTTAACCATCGCCTTGGACTCTTTCATCTCGCCACCTTCTTTGAACTTGCGGCCCTTGTCCGCTTTCAAGAACTCTGCCCCAACGGATTGGGGAACGCCTGCCTTCTTGGCGAACTTGGGGTTTGACGCCACCGCCGCCATGAACCTGTGCTGTTTACCGCTAACTGAGGGCACTTCTCTGCTCCTTCATGTAGGCGTCCAGCTTGCCTTCAAGACGATCCAACCGAGCGATCACCCGGTTCATGTCGTCGTGCACATCGCCCTTCGTGACGTACTCCTTGGCGATCTCCTCCCGCGTACGGTTGAGAAGAATCTGAATACGCTGTACTTC